GCTACTTGAAAATCCGGTTCAATGGCCTCACCAGAGGACGCAGGCTTGCCCTTAGCCTCGTTCCTTCTACTATCCGTATGGATCCAGAGGGCTCCGACCTTAATAGCATCACCAGGGAGTAGGTGAATCCCGGACCGTGTGTCTTCAGACCACGGCACCAAGGGAAGGCTATTTTCGTCGATGAGTCGGGCGAGGAATTTGCCCAACTCACTTTCCAGACTGGGATCCGGCGCTATGCTCGCCAAAGAATTGACGAGATGACATAGTTCCGGCTTCGATCCGGGCAAGGAGCGGACGTACACAGGTGTAACGTCAACTCCATTGTAGGCATCAAGCCCACAGGACTCCCGAAATCGAAGATCTGGGTCGGAAAAGGACTTCTCGGTATTAACCTCAAAGCCCAGAAACCCAAGCAGCTTAACAAGCTCATCAACCACAGATGTGGGAACGATGATGTCGTCGCCGTACACGAGGAAATCCCCCGTTTTGGCTCCGACTGCTCGACAAGCTGCCGCAAAGAGCATTGTTTCTACGGCAAACGTAGCCCCGTTACCCATACTTGATAACATCTCGTATGGACGAGGCACGACCCCGCGTTGAAGCGGGTCCGCGAAGCAAGAGGCTCGCACGTCATCCAGAAACCTGCAATACTCAAACGGAAATAGCAAGGCAAGCGCCTTAGCTACCAAGTTCGAAGCATTGCTCAGGTCGATGGTCGCATGACGTCCATCAACGCTGGCCTTGCGGGCCAGTTCCTGGTTTCGTGTCTGGGTACTTAGATCAATGCCCCACCGACGAAGTCGGCCAACTGCATGCCTATTAAAGGCAAGTTGCAATAAAAGGGCATCTTTAGCCTCACAGGCTATAGAGCGATCTGTTTCCCAGTTCTTCTGGACGAAGGTGACGCGATTGTATTGCACATCGCGCCATACACGAGGCTTCACCCCCCAGTGATCTAGGAGGATCTGCATATACTTAAAGGCCCGTTTCGGGGCCTCAACCACGTAAGGCAACCCTACCCGAAGGTAAGGTTGGCTTTCCTTGCGTGGCGTAGTCGCCGTAGCACCGCTTGACATCTCCACTAAGCGCGGAAGCGCGTCGAGGAAGTTGTCGAAGTCGCCAAGTAACTCGCGCAAGTCTGCGCGAATCCGATCGAGATATTCCCACATCATATTACGATGAGCAAGTTCGTCGGGGCCAAAGGCCTCTTCGAGTGCTGCATCAGATAGGGTAAGTCTCAGATTGGTCCGCTTACATTTTTCTTCGCAGGCAATAAAAGCTCTGCGGGCCACCATCTCCGCATCAGAAGATCGGAAGGCGGTGTTCTTTTTGAAGAAAGCGGGTATTTGGCGCCAAAAGGTAGCTTGCTGCGGATTCGCATATGCGTCCGCTGCTACCTTGCTCTTAGATAGGACATCTTTGAGCGAGCGGCTGCGTAGGGCACCTCGAAGAGGTTTAACCTCTTCTTCGGTGACCATCCCTACACGCACGGCATCCATCACGTAACAAGTGGCTAGCCTATAAAGGTCTGCCACCCCCAACATCGGAGTAGACATAACGTCAGATCTCACTATTGGTTGTTGTCATCACCCTGCCGCGTATAACACGGCTCAATCCTTAGGGTGAACGAACCGTCGTTCCAGCTCGCACT